TTGTACATGTTGAAATGAACAAGACCCTCATCCACGTTCACTATTCGTATGTGCTTCTCTGTGAAGTATACTGGGTCTGCTTTACACTTGAGAAATTCTTTTACATGTTCCTCAGTGAATTCTTGTTGTGTATTTGCTTTCTTTAGATTCGGATTACCAAGATAAATGTCACTCATAAAATCATAATTTGTTTAGATACTCCTCTACGTAATTATAATCTTCTTTGTTGAAAGAGGATGTTCCATAAGAACTTGTTGTTGCACTTACAGCACTTTTTGCTTTTCTACCTGCATATTTCGCAACGTCACCTGCAACTTGTGCTGTTTTCTTTGCCACATCACCTGTGGTTTGTAAACCTTGTTTTATACCTTCTTTCTTTTTATCAGTGACTTTATCTATTGCCTTGAGTTTTCTTTCACCTCTTTCAGTTCTTTTAGTGTCAACACCGTCAGGTTTGACATTTGACATGTCAGGTCTGTCCTTTTTATCTTGTTGTATCTTTTTGTACTTTGCCTGATCAGAACGATACTTATCTATATTGACCTTACCAGTCTCAGGATTTTTGTAACTTCTGATATTAGGACGCTTGAATCTAAGATTCTTTGATGCTGGTTTAGTTACTTTTGATGCAGTTTTTGTTGCAGCACTACCTGCTTTAGCACCTGCTTTTGCTACTTTTGTGCCACCTTTTGCTGCTGCAGAACCAACTTTAGTAGCAGTTTTTCCGACAACAGCAACACCCTTTGCTATAGCAGGGATAACTTGAACTGCCTCTTTTACTTGCTTTTTATTTTTGATGCGTTTTAACGCAGAGTTTAAATTGTCCATGCTTTATTTATCTTTGCCCATTTGCTTTAACATTTTCTGTAGATCAGAAGTGCTGCCTACAAACATGGCATTAGTGACATTTTTAGGTCCTGATTTATCTTCATCTAAGTCTTTCATTTTCTTTTGCAAATCAACTAACTTATCAGTTGTATCTGCTACATGCTTGATCAACTGACCTGCTACTTCATATGCTCTAGGATGTTGAGAATCTTGACATACATCAAGTATACCGTTGACTGCCTCTTGTCCTTTCTCAACTAGATTATATAACTGGGCACGACTATATTCATAATCCTTTGTGGGATCATCTTGATCACTAGATTTTTGACTAAGTTTCTTTTTTTCACGAACTATTTCAGACTTCACATCTAGTGCCTTATCAATAGCATCATAAGAGTTTGACATTTTGTTCCAAATAATGACGGGCAAATATTCGGAGTATTCGGTGTATTTTTAATTATTTAGATATCAGTGCCTTGAACTGTGCTATACTCTAGTCCATCTATATCAAAAAATGACCTGCTTTCTGTAAATCCAAACTCGTCTCCCACCTCTATTAGTGCATTATCTTGAGCATCAACTTGATTTATAGTAGCACCAGAGTAATGTTCTGCTAACTTACTACCAAATTGTGCTCTTTGCACCAGTAGATTAGTTCCATTGATTTCTCTAATCCTCATGACCTCTGAGTCAATTTGAATGTATGTATTAGTGGATAGTGATGCAGCAGATGATACTGATACAAGAGTTTGTTTTGTTGTCACTTCAGCAGTGATTGTTGTTGCAGTGTCATCATTGTAATCTTTGACTGCTTGTGGCACCACAGTATATCTTTGTGCTCTTGGTGCTCTGATAGCAGTAGAGTAATCGATTTGTACCTTTTTGATAATACCAGATTCGTCTGTGGGTATTTCTGAATAGAAATATGTCTTTGCTATAAAATCTAAATCGTATTGTATAAATCTCCTCGTAGAAAAATCACCCTCATACTCATCAACAAAAGAAACATTTGCTAACGTGAAAGGTATATCTCTTTTTTCCTCTACACCCTCTAACATATTTACAGTTACATTGTATGATGGTTGAAAGTGTGGTAATATTTGTTCTACTATTTGTAGAGCATCGTCTTGTTGTTTTGTTGCAAAACTAAGTCTGAATCCTATCTCGTATGGTACTGGAAGAAATATTTTTTTGTGTTTAGTTTTATCTGACCCCTTACCTGTGAATTTAGTTATCGGTGATGACTTACGACTTGGATCGTAAGCATATGATGTAATCTCAAATGAAATTCTGGGTAAAGTTATAGCAACATTATCATCAAAGTTTGCTTGTTGTTCGATCCTTGCAAGAAATCTTTGCATAGGTCCGTAAGCAACAGGAACTTTGATCTGGCTAATTGCTTTGCCATCAGCAGCATATTTCTTAATTTTTATATTGTTGAACAATGTACCGAAAGCAATAACTGTCTTTCTTATTGTCTCATTGTAAAAATAACTTCCTAACATTATACTTCACCAAATGGATTTTTCTCTGTGAAATCTAAGATACTTGATGTTGAGAGATCTTGTATCTCATCACTTGTTTCGTAAGCATCATCATCATTGTAATCAATACTATCTAGGGTGTATACAGCAGTGCCATATCCAACGTTGACAATATTCTCACCTACTGCAAAGTCTCCAGATAGATTTCTAGCGAGTAGTGTATTGCTTTCAGTATCCCACTTAGTAACAAATGCTGTAGTAAGTGAGGACTCACCTGTAATTATTTCACCATACTTGAATGTACCACTTCCTATTGTAGACGCAGCACCAACAGTGATAGTTGGGGCAACAGTGTATCCATAACCTGCGTTTGTGACAGTTATTGAGTTGACCTGATTAGTTGTGGTGTTGATAGTTGCTGTAGCAATACCTGTAAATCCACCTGCAGGTGCAGTGCTGAATGTTACAGTCGGTGGAGTAAAGTATCCTTGACCAATGAAGTTGAGTGTAACAGGACCTACAACACCATTTGTGCCTACACCTGCTATCGCTGATGCTCCTGTGCCCTTACCATCCTCAGTGACAAATTGAACGTTTGGCACAAATGTATAACCTGCACCAGGATTCGTGATTTGTATACTCTCGACTCTCAGTGACTTGAAATTACGTGTTCCAGTGGTGGATGTGATTGCCACAGCAGTAGCACTGATTCCGCCTACAGGTGGTTCAATGATTACCCTAGGAGCATTTGTATATCCAGTTCCACCATTTATAATATCAATCTTATGAATACCACCATCCACGAGACTGGCTGATGCTGTAGCTCTCGCACCTGCATCTCCTAGTATCATTGTGACATTGTAACCTTCATCATCAAAGTCATCATCTATCTCATTGATACCAGTATCGAATGTCTCGTCTGTAAACTCGAATGGTTCACAAGTCAACTCGTATGTATAGGTATTTCTAAGCATGTAGAAGTTTTCGATATCATTCACATACTTGATTTCAAATATTATATCTCTTAGTGGGAAATACATAAGATCTCCCTCAAACGGTCTCTTCTGGTCTTGTGCTCTACCTGTAGGACCTACTGCTGCACTGGGAAATTTCCATAGTAGAGGTGCAATAGAGTTCTCATATCTGTCTGATGATATGATAATCTTCATCTCTGCTGTTGACCTTACACCAAATTTTGTTAGTAAATTATATCCAGCATCAAATCCTTCGTATGATGATATGTAACCTTCTATTGGAAATGATCTATCAAACTTAGAGCTTGTGATTTCTCTCATAATACTAGCACTCTTGACAAGAACACGAGGCATGTAGATAAACTCAATGCCATGCATTCTTATCTGTTCATTAGATAATTCCTGTAAGAGCGTTTGCTCTCCCTTACTACCTTGTAAAAAGAACGGGTTTAGTGCCATTATCCAATGAAGTCAAGTGGTGGTAATTCGTACTCCATGCTCATCTGACCTTCTAGTTCTTTTATTTCTGCAACACCATCATCATATATCGCTCTACCATTCAACTCTATGCCACCTGGCAATTTCACTCCTTGAAACTTGATAAGATTCTGACCCCATTGTTTCTTTAATTTTGCTGTAAAGTATCTCTTGACCCACCTATCGTTGTATACCTTCGTGTATGTTTCAGGATCTAATACTCTATAACATTGTATGATAAGATAATCATCAGTTTTCATACTACTGTAATCAGAGTCAATGTATAATCTATTCTGTCTTCTGTTGAATCTGATCTGTTTGTCAGGGTGTAATATAAAATCTATATCTTCAAGATATCTCTTTGTCTGTGTATAACTCAACAATTCCATGGAACTGAAGTAATATATCTCATTCAAAAATAACTGATATGTTATGTTGAACATGTTTGATGCTATCGCACGACTGTCAACCTTCCATACCTTCTCTATGCCAATTACTGCATCAGGGATTTGAATAAAGTTTTGTGTCTCATCAAAGTCAAAAGTAGTAGCACCTATACCTGTGATGTTCACACTTGAACTTGTAGTGGTTGTGATACCAAGTGATGTCTCACGACCAGGTGCACTTGTCGCTTGTATCGTATCTGTAAAGTCTTTTGTTATTTTGTGTTTGAGATACATCAACTCAACACCATCATAATGACGATCCTGATAAAGAGTTATAGTATCATTTAAGTTATCTTCAACTTGTTCATCAGAAACATTTATTTCGAGAACGGGAGCACCTAGTTGTCTCTTACCGTAATCTATAAGGTCTTGTCTGGAAGCTATTGCCATGTTCTTATTTATCTAGTGATTACAATATCAAAGTTGTCACCTGCAGTCAGACCTGAAGCAGGGTTGATGACTGTAACTGATGGATTACCTAACGTGTAGTCTGTGCCGATTTCCATAAACACACCGTTGAGATAGACCTGTGTATTATCAGATGTGGTGCTTGTATCAGTTGCAGTGAATTTTGTTTGTCCATCGTTAGCAGTGAAGAACTCTTCAGCATTAGCATTCATTATACAAATTTCATCCCCAGATTTTGCTGCCGTGCTTAGAATAATTGGAGATCCAGCAGTGTAGTCAGTACCACGTCTTAGTAAAATACCATTTAGATAGCAGTGAAATTTATTTTGTGCTGCTTGTTCTCCCGATATTGTGAATGTGGTGTCACCTTGTGATGCAGTGAATTGTCTTTCATCTATTGTGTGACCATAACCAACCTTAGTAACAACTCTTGTTCCTAAATCAAGTCCACTGTTGAATACAATCTGTTGAGTGCCAGATAATTGATAATCAAATGATGCACCTGCACCTACTCTTGCTCTGACACCATTGAAGAACACCTCAACAGGATATGTTTTAGTACCATCATCGTGTTTATTAGGGAGAGTAAAAGTTGTTTGACCTGCTGTAGCAGTATAAGCGTTCTGAGATATAGTCGTTGCTGTTCCTGATCCACTGTCTGCTGTAACGAACGAGAGCGTACCAGCTCCATCAGTAGCAAGCACCTGTCCATTACTCCCGTCATCTGCAATGAGAGGAAAAGTATACCCACCAATGGTAGATAAACCAACTGTGTTGATTTGGTTTATCTTTGCTACTTGTAAAGTTTTAGTTGATGGGTTGTAATTATATGACGAGTCTACTCTTATGAATCTATTTCCACTTGATCCAGATACAAATGTAGGAAACCTTGTAGCGTTTGTGGAATCAGCAGAGACACCCACAGACGCAGCAGCACCAGCAGAAATAGCACCTACAGAAATCCATTTAGTATCTGTTCCGTCAGATGATAATAACTGTCCGTTAGATCCAAAACCACCATCACCATCAAGCACCTGTGCTTCAAACTTTACATTTCCACTAAAAGTTGTGACACCTGAAACACTTACATTATCTAAGTTAGTATGTCCATCTACATCAAGTGCACCATTCAGATCACTGTTACCATCTACTTGTAGAGTTTGTATAAGTACGTTCTCTGTGGATACACCAACTTCTCTTACTGTTGTTCCGACACCAACACCTGCTTGACCTGCTGCTATAAAGACTTTACCGTCTGCAGTATTGATTGCAAATTCCCCTAAGTCCAGTGTGGAAGGGTAATGTGGAACTTTTCCAGCGACACTAGATCGCTTTATCTTAATCTTTGGATTTGCCATTCTGGTATTTACCTATACAAACTGTATATACAG